ATAGTATTTTAATTTTTTAGAGAAAATACTTTGAATTTCTTTTTCACTCATTTTTAACACCTCTCTTATAAGTAATTATAAACTTTAACTTGAAAAAAATCAAGTAAAAAACAAAAAAAATCAAGTTTTTTTAAAAAAAACACTTGACATCAACTTAAAGTTGATTTATAATAAAGGTACAACAAGAAAAGGAGGTGTAATTAGTGAAATTATCCTTAAAAAGTGCGAGAGTAAACGCAGGCTACACTCAAACAGATGTAGCTAAATTGTTAGGGAAACATCCCGCTACTATTCTCAACTGGGAAAAAGGAGGCGGAAAAAATATAAACTGGTATGATTTTCAAAGGTTATGCGAATTATATAAGGTAGACCCTAATGTTATTTTTTTTAAAAAGTAAATCAAGTTTAAGTTGATTTATTATAAAAGGAGTGATTCAATGGAGGAGGTAAAACTAGACTTAGTTGAGTTGCAAAAGTTGGATTTAACTTTTCCTTATATTTCAAAAGAAGATATTAAGAAGTGTTTCAACATTAAAGATACAACTTACATTAAATGGAAAAATCAATTCTTACAAAAAATAGATGAAAAGTTTTATCCACGAGGAAGCTGTTTGAAAATAGGAAAAGAACAATTTAATATATATGCATTTCTACACTTTGCAACAAACTATGACTATTTTCAGGATAAGAGGTTAGCAGAATATGTAGAGCCTTATTCGAGAAAAACAGTACAAATATTTAGAGAGGAACTGGGCGTTAAATAAATGAAATTACCAAAGATTAAAAAAGACAAATTACACGTAATATACTGGACTATAGCTGTAGTAAGTGTTTGTTTCTTAACTTTAACTAACGTTGACTGGAAACAAATCGCAGGGCTTGCAACGGGTATAGGAATATTAATTCAAGCTATCTTTGATAAAGAGTTTAGTAAAAAATATTTTTAGGAGGATAAAGAATGAAAAAACAACATTACGATTATTTCACACCCATTATTGATTGGGCAAAAGAAAAAGGAATATTAAGAGATGGAAGACTAACTAAACAGCTACTTAAATCAAGTGAGGAGTGTTTAGAACTTCAAACCGCTATAGAAAGCTACGAGAACGGAAATAAAGCAGCTATAGAAGAAATCAAGGATGCTATAGGAGATGTATATGTAACATTAGCAATATCAACACAAATGAGAGCTAAAAATCCTTACATCATTTTTAGGTTGATTAAACTTAGAGACACTAGCTTACCTATAAGCACAGACTACAAGCATTACATAACAGAGCTAAAAAGATTAGACTTAAGTGTTTATGATATGTTTACATCTGAGACTATTTACAACTTAGATTTAAAACTAGCTAAATACATTGAGTTCTTAGACTTCTTAGCGAAAGAGTACAAACTAGAGCTTACAAAGTGCATAGAGACGGCTTACAATACCATTTCAAAAAGAACTGGAGAAATGATAGACGGAAGTTTTGTAAAAGAAAAATAGAGAGGTAAAAAAATGAAAGAATACAGAATCAATTTATGGGAATTAATGGCAGAGAGACGTTTAAAAACTAGTGATGTAGCAAGAGATACAGGTTTAACCCACCCAACATTATATAAAATAAAACACAACAAAAGTCAAAGTATTAGCTTTTATGTAATAGATGTATTATGTAACTACTTTAATATAACACCTGCAGAATTATTTAGCGAAGTAAAACCAGTTAAGACAACTAACCCATTACATAAAGAAGCAGAAAAAACAAATAAAAAAAGCAGCTGTTAAAAAACAGCCACTTAAAAAATATACTTACATACATTTTAAAATAAATAAAATAAAAAGTCAATAGGAGGAATAATGGAGGTAAACAAATTAAAAGCAGCTAAAGACAGTTTAAATATAGCAATAGAGCTATTAAAAGAGTGTAAACAAGATGTAAGGCTGCTAGAAGTAAAAAGAGATGATATAGACGAGTTAATAGATTCGAAGAGTATTCGAGCATTTAACAAGCTAAATAAACTGAATCGAAATCAAGAAATAGTACTAGATAAATTAAAAGAACTAGATGACGATTTTATAATTTCTACAATATGTATTTTTGCAGATTCATATCCTTACGATACAGAAGTAGAGAACGCATTTACAAGTTTAAATAAAAAAGAAGAGTTAGAAATAATAGAGAGTTATACGGAGTATTTAAGGAGGAAGTAATAATAATGAAAAAACTTTTACAAGCAAGAGTATTACTACAAAAAAAGAAAATTAAGAAGACAGGATTCAATAAGTACACGAATCAAAAATATTTTGAGCTGTCAGACTTTTTACCTATAGCGAATGAAATATTTGATAGTTTGAAATTATATCCGCACTTTACCTTATATAAGGATAGCGCAAAGATAACATTTACTGACTTAGACACAAATGAAAAAGTTCAGTACACAATACCAAGTCAAACAACTGTAGGAGCTAATATGCAAACAATAGGAGGTATCATCACATATAGCAAAAGATACCTATATATGAACGCACTAGAGATAGCAGAGAGTGATGTTTTAGAACAAAACATCCAAAATTATCAACCTACACCGCAAGCGGTTAAAGTAGCAACTAAATTTAACAGGAATGAAGCATTATCAACGATGCATACTCACAAAGTTGAATTAAGTCAAATAGATGGTTGGTTGAAGAAAAAGAACTTAAGTGTTGAATCACTAGAAGAAATACCAGATAAGGAGCTTGAGGAATTATGGAAAAACTTTTGTCAAAGTATAAAGAAATAAATGAAAAAATAGATATGTTAAACATAGAAAAAGAAGAAGTCAGACAAGAAATAATGTTAAAAATGAAGACTGATAATTTAGATAAGTTTGAGAATGATGTAGCAAAAGTTAGCATTAAACCTGCTTACTTTAGAAAATCATTTAATAGTAGCGATTTTAAAGCAGATAATCCGTTCTTGTATGAGCGATATGTAAAAGAAACGGAGATTCAAGAAAATGTCAACATCAAATTACAATTTTAAATTCGATGAAGTAACACACACTTATTACTTAGATGATAAGAAGCTGTTAAGCGTTACACAGTGTATAAAACTCTTATTAGGAGAGCAATACGAGGGAGTGCCTTACAATATTTTAAAACAAGCTGGAGATTATGGAACTAGAGTACATTTCCTAATAGAGAGCTTAGAAGACGGGATAGAATGGCAAACAAACAACGTTTACGAAGAAAACGCAATTAAGCAATATAAAAAGATAAAAGACTTTGAAACATTAGATAAAGAAATGTTTGTTCTTTATAAAGATATATACTGCGGGCGTGTAGACGGAGTAGGGGACAACATAATATACGATGTAAAGACTACATCAAAGCTAAATAAAGAGTATTTAAAGTATCAGTTATCACTTTATTTAATAGCTTATGATGAATCTAATTACAGCAATTATAAAGGCTACGTATTATGGTTACCTAAAAAAAGTATAGGAAAGAAAGTTGAAATAGAACTATTTACAAAAGAAGAAGTATTAAAAATTATAGAAAAAATAAAGGAGATAAAACTCAATGATTAATAATGTAGTATTAGTAGGAAGAATAACAAAAGATGTAGATTTAAGAATGTCAGAAAGCGGAAAAGCATATACAAACTTTACTTTAGCAGTAAATAGAGCTTTCAAAGGACAAGACGGGCAACAACAAGCAGATTTTATAAGCTGCAAGACTTTCAATAAACAAGCAGAGAATTTAGCTAGATATTGTGGAAAAGGAAGTTTAATAGCAGTTGTAGGTAGTATTCAAGTGAGCAACTTTCAAGGCAAAGACGGACACACAGTATATAGAACAGAAGTAATTGCTAACAACATTCAATTTTTAGATACAAGAAATCAAGGACAGCAACAACAACCAACAAATAACAACTTTAATAACTTCAATCAAAACCAACCTAATGCGATAGATGTAATCAATCAACAACATCAACAGCAAGGAATGAACTTTAACAACACAGGGCTTAAGAATAACAATACAGTATTTGATAACTTTGGCAATAACTTTAATCCTAACGACTTCATGCAAGATGTAGTGAATCCATTTACAAATGAATAGAATATGTCGAATGTATTCAACAATAAGGAATCAAAGGTATTATTGTTAAACCTGCAGTTGTTAGAAGTGTTAGGAAAAGGAAAAGTAAACGAGGCATTAATATTACAGCAAATTGACTACTGGACAACAATTAACAAGAA